ACCATAAATGCTGACCGTCGTACATGTACGCCACGCGGCCAGCTTTGAACTCAGTGTTGACATTTCGCATGGCGCGGGTGTAGGCGTCTTCTAATCTTTGCCAGTAGCGCACCGCCCACGGGTTCGCGCGACGCCAGCGGTCAACAATACGCTGCGCCTCAGCCTCGCTCATGTTGACGCCATACGCGCGGCCCATCGCGCTGAACGCACCGACGCCGCCGGCAAAACCAAGCGAAAGGATGGCGACCTTGCCAATCTGGCGCTGCTCGTCGTTGACCTCGGTGGGCCCGACGCCGTAGATGCCAGCGGCTTCACGCTTGTAAATGTCACCGCCTGTGCGGAAGATTTCAAGGACAGGCTCGGCGAGCGGGTCGGCTGAGAGCCACGCGGTCGCGCGGGCTTCGATCGCCGCCCAATCGGCCACGACGAACGCGTTACCTTTGGCCGGGATCAGCGCCGGACGTAGCATGGACTTGAGCACATCCGTGACGCGGATTCCGTATCGCGGAACGATCGCATGCCCACGCACAAGCGCCTGGCGTACGGCCTCGGGCTCCTTGTGGCACTTGCGGGTAAAGTTGTGGACTTGCGCGCCGTAGCTCGACGCGCGGCCTGTGGCGCTGCCGCCTGCAAAGATAAACGCACCGCGCACGCGGGCGTCCTCGACATCGGCGAGTTGCTTCAAGCGGTTGAACTTAGCGACTGACGAGGCCCAGAGGTCATCCGCACACTGCACGACATCGGCCACGTCGGGCGGCACTTCGTCGGCGTTGTCCATGGCGAGCAGGTTGGCCCGCACGGTCTTGTCGATGCTGTACTTCTTCTCGCCGTCCTTGTAGACGGTCATCAGCTTCTTAGCCTCGGGGCCGACGCGCTCCAGCACCCACTCGCGCATCTTGGGCGAACGGACGCTCGTAATGACGCCATGCGTGACCTCTGCGACGATCTTCTCGATCTCTTGCAGTTCATCCTCGGCGTAGCGCACCGCGGCCTCGCAGAGTGGCACGTCTACCCTGACGCCCGCGTCGTTGATCCGCTCGTTGACGTGGTAGTCGGCAAGCTCGGTGTCTGACAGGTCGCGCATGGCCTTGCTGATCTCGCGCATGGCACGCACGTCCTGCTCGCAGTAGGCGATCATCTCGGCCATTAGCGCAGGGTCGTTGTTGAACGTCCCATCGGCACGCGGGATCGAGAGTTGACGGATCAACTGCGAGCCGCGATGGTCCTTTTTCATCTTAGACGAGAGCGCACGGCCGATGTCCTCAAGGCTGCCGGGCAGACAGTTGGCCCGTGCCTGTGCGGCCGTGCAGTAAAACTGTGTCAAGTCGAAGTTGATCTGACACACGTACCAAAAAATGAGCCGCTCAAACGCAGCGTTGTGTGCGCGTATCTGGCCCTTGAAGTTGGCCACGCGCTCGGGGAACGGGTACTTAGGCAACCACGTTGCCACCTCGCCGTCATCGAACGCGTAGGACATGCAAAGCACCTCGGTGCTCAAGTCCTGCGCGTAGTTGTACGCACCGGCTGACGGCAGGTCGCACCGGCTACGGGTTTCAAAGTCGATCCAGAGTATTGCCATCAAAGAATCGGGGGCCGTTGCCGACCCCCGCTCCCTTACGCAGCGCGTCGCCGACGAGCCGCAGCGGCCGGTGGGGGCTCATCGCCCTCCGGTGCTGACGGACCCTCGCCATCCATGGACACCCAATCGACGATCTCAAAGACCGGCGTGTAGATGCGGCCATAGGACTTGTGCTGGTAGTGCTCCTTCTTCAGAACCACGACCGGCACCGGCTTGCTCTGGTCACGCTCGACCTGGGCTGCGATGGCCGCCGCCAAGGCCTGCACGGCACGCTTGCCGCCCACCGACGTGGTGCTGTAGCGAGCCTCAAGGCCCGCGTCCTCACCCGTGATGCACTTCAAGCTCATGCCGACTTGCGTTTCCCAACCCTTCTTGCTCTGCGGGGGAGCCGGTTCAAGTTCCGGCAACGGCTGTGACACCGACACCATCTTCTCGCCAAGCACCTCGCCGTCGCCCCAAGCAATGAAGCCGTGAACGAACGAGAAAGGATTAACTGCCCACTTGCTGTTCTCCTCAGCCTCGGTTTGATCCGCGCCAAAGACCCAGTGACCCGTCTTATCCATCTTGAGGATCGCCGACCCGACAGGGCCGACCTCCACTTCGATGTTACGCAGGGCGGTGGACAGGGAAGACACAGCGGGGAGACCCGCCTTACTGAACGCAGTGATATTGGACATTACTCTACTCCTTACACTAGTTTAGAAAGGGCCGCAGTTAACTGCTGCCCGATTTGCAACACGGCGGGCCGGGGATCGCTCTCCGGCGCCAACGTGGTGCCCGATGAGACGGAGATAATCTGATCGTCCGGCATGGGGAGCTTCAGCTTCTTCAGCTTCTTCTCCGCCTGTGCTGGCGAGATCAAATACGTCTCCATCACGTCAGTCATTGACAGGTGCTTCAAAAGCGCCTGTTTCGCTGATTCTTCGTCCTTCCATTGACGCGTCGCACGTTTCTGGACGAGCTTATAGCCCGGTACAGGATTGCCCGACTCTAACACTTGCAGGGCAAGCGCACGCAAGTCGCTGATCCAATCTTCAAGCACGTCCGCACGCTGGAGCATGTCGCCGAGTTGCGTGACATCTAGCTCCTTAATCTGCGCCTGCATCGCGCGATCGACCGCGCCGGTCATCAGCGGGCAGATAGGCTTGGCTGCACACCAGCGGCAGTGGTCGCCAATCTTGAGCGGTGCGTCAGGCTTGGCCGACTGTTTAACGGCATACGTTAACTCGCGCTCGAACAAGCGCACGCGATCAAACGATGTCACCCAACGCTTGATCTTCGGCGGCTGGACGATGATGCACTCGATTGCTTTGGCGTCCTTGAAGACCCATTCCAGCGCCGGCGTGCGGATCGCCGCAGCCGTATAAAATAGTAGCTGAGAGTTTTCTTCAGCTTCGACGGCCACGCCGTCACCAAATTTCCAATCAAGTATGATAGCGCGATCGCCAATGCGACCGATAAGATCACAAGAACCAAAAACACCCGGAATAAGATCACCGAAGCTGACGGTTTGTTCGACTGCGAATTCAAGCTGTGCGTCTGGGTCGATTTCATTGATGGCGTCCAGTGCAGGGCGAACCTTTTCGTCGATCAGTTCGCCGGTAAGTTTGATGCCGTTGTACTCCATGTCGAGCACATGACGGAGTTCCTTGTCGCTGCCAAGCATCTCAGCCATGACGTTATGCAGCAGCGTACCTTCGTCGGCGTACTTGCTGCTTGGCTTGGGCGGGACTTTTTGGCAGAGCGCGACACTGCCGGGGCAGTTGATCACGCGTTTGGCGGTGGACCCGCCAACGATATTGCTATGACTCATCGAGGACTCTCCTTTACTGTGTTTGCGCTAGCCTAGAGCCGGCTGATTTACTTGTCAAGCATTGTTTTATCGCATAGGATTCTCAACATGAGAGAGAAGACGATTGAGGAGTATCTGACCTGGGCAGTCGAGCGCGCCGGTGGTGTGACGTTCAAGTTCCGTTCGCCCTCGCAGCGCGGCGTCGCGGATCGGATCGTGTGCTTGCCGAACGGCGAGACGTGGTTCGTGGAACTGAAGGCCGAGCGCGGGCGGCTGTCGCCCTTGCAAAAGGTGTTTGCGTCCGTCATGGCGCAGACGAATCAGAAGTACAAAGTGCTGTATCGCATAGAGGAAGTCGATGCTTTCGTTGCGTCCGTATCAAGAGAGCGCGGCTGACTTCCTGTACGAGCACGACCGCGCGATGGTGCTGGCGCCCGTAGGCGCTGGCAAGACGGCGCTCACCCTCACGGCCATGCAGGACGCCTTGCAAGATGGCGTGGTGTCACGCTGGCTGGTCGTGGCACCGCTACGGGTAGCCCAGCACGTCTGGCCGGTCGAGGCGACCAAATGGGCACCCGGCCTCAAGCTCGCGGTAGCAATCGGTGCGGCCACCTGGCGGACTAAGGCGCTTGAGTCCGATGCCCGCGTGGTGGTCACGAACTACGATAACTTGCAGTGGCTCGCCAAGCAGAAGCTCGACTTTGACGGCGTGGTGTTCGACGAGCTCACGCGCCTCAAGAACCCCTCGGGCGTGCGGTTTAAAGCGATTCTGAAGGCGCTGGAGCCAGTCAAGATTCGGTGGGGGCTGACGGGCAGCTTCACCTCAAACGGCCTAGAGGACGTGTTTGGCCAATGCAAGATCATCGACCAAAGCCTACTCGGCCGCAGCAAGGGTGCCTTTTTGCAGCAGTATTTTATCTGCCTCAACCGGGAGTATGGCGAGTGGATACCCGCTACCGGCGCGTTAGCACAGGTCATGGCGCGGATCAAGCCCGCGACGTTTGTGTTAGAGCCTGGCGAGTACAGCGACAAGTTGCCGCCCTTGCATACGGTGCAGATGCGCTGCGACCTGATTGACCGCGAACCTTACGAGAAGATGCGCAAGGACTTCATGGTCGAGTTCCCTGACGCCAAGGCAATCGCCGCAAACGCTGCGGCGGTTACGTCTAAGCTACAGCAGATGGCTTCGGGGTTCGTTTACGAGACAACCCGCACGGCGTCCGATCGACCGGGCAAGTTCGACGTGTCGCAAAAAACGGTGTGGTTTTCTGACCACAAGTTAGAACTGCTAGATGAACTGTTGGAAGAAAACCAACGGGCTAATACGATAATCGTTTACAATTATCAGGCCGAGCTCGCTGAGTTGCAGCGGCGATACCCCAAGGCGGCGACGATCGACCAGCCGGGTGTGATCGACGCGTGGAACCGAGGCGAGATCGAGTTGCTGTTGATTCACCCCAAGTCCGCAGGGCATGGGCTGAACTTACAGCACGGCGGGTGCCGGATGGTGTTTCTGTCGCTGCCTTGGTCGTTGGAAGAATACGAGCAAGTCATCGGTCGATTACACCGCAGCGGCCAGCGGCACGACGTATGGGTGTACGTGCTGCTGACGGACAAGACGATCGACGAGAAGATTTGGATGGCACTGCGCGACAAGCGCGCGGTGTCGGATGTAGCAATGTGGGAGCTAAAATGAACTGGCGAGAACTGAACGCGAAGCTAAACGCAATGAACGAAACAGAGGTCAAGGCGCTGTTAGACGCCGAGTTGGTCGGCGCCCAGCGCGTCACCTTCGTCGAGCGACTGCATCAGCGGTATTGTGCTCTGCGTGCCGTCCGTGAGCGCGCAGAGATTATGGCCTCACTTGCTCCGCGAGCGCAGGTAGCGTAAGTAGTCCGCCCCTTCCTCGGGCTCCCACCAGACCTTTATCAAGTCTGGGTGCGACTCCGGCAACGCCGGATTGATCGTCGTCAATGCACACGGCGATAGGGAGTTGTCTCTGAAGCCTCGGTCCTTAGCGTAGCGATCGTAAATCTTATAGGACGCTACCTTACAGGCGTGCATAGTTATGCCAGATATTGCATCTTTAAGCACGCTGTACGCCGACTCATGCTTGTGGCCGGCAACGTACAAGTGATCACGCGTACCCATTAGCGCCGCCTTCATTGGCCCGTGCGCCGGGTTCCAGATCGACGAGCCGCTATGGTCATGCCGCGCGTTAACGCGCACCTCAGCACCGTTCGGGAAGCGTAGCGCGATGCGCGCCTCGCTCGCCTTGTAGAGCGCGTTCTGCTGCTTGGCAATCCACTTAAGCGGATCGCCCGAGCCTGACCACAGGTCGTGGTTGCCGCCGATCATGTAGAGCCAGTTGCAGCGGTTGACGAACCACTCAGCCAAGCGCCAGGCCTGTGCAGCGGATGTGGTTTGGTCGGCGTAGAGGCGGGCCAAGCGGCCACACCAGTTGTTCGTTGTGTCGCCTACGTTGGCGGCGAACAGGCCTTTGGTCTTGTTGACGAGGGCCGTGTGCCGCTCGATGGCCTCGATGTCGCAACCGTCGTCGTCAACGTGCGGGTCGCCGAAGTGCAGGATGCCGATAGGGCCGTCGAGCTTAACGCGAACGGGTATAAGTTTGCTCGCCTCCTCATGCTCGCGCTTGTGGGCGAACTTGCGCTTGCGCTGTTCGATGAGCTCCTCAATGGGAACGTCATCGTCGGGCAGCGGCGTGAACTCGTAATCACCTTTGTTTACGACTTCATGGCCGGGCTGATACGTCGATTCAGGGATGGAATGTCCTTTAGATTTGATGCGTTTTAGCCGCGCTAAAAGGCTTCGCTCATGTAAACCTAACTCATTAGCGGCTTTGACGCGAACACCCTTGGCTTTATGAATTGCAGCGATTATTTGATCGTCAGTTACTTTTGTCGGCACAACCCCTACTCCATTGTCGTTAGCATCTGTTGCAGCAAGTGCCCGAGGCGGTCTACTAGTGCTTCATCGCTGGATAGGTCGTCGTGACCCGCCACCGAGAGCAACGCATGGACAGCTTCGTGAGCCCACACCTGTTGCCTATTCGTTCCTTTACAAGTGCTTATGATGTGAATCTCATACTTGTCTGGAAGAAACATTCCAACACAATTTTTGCCATGACGCCACTTTGATGGCGAAATGATTTTTACTTTGATTGTGTGACCGGCGAGTTGAAAGTGCGCCGGGATACCGTCAGCGCGTGCTACGGATTGGGTGTCGCCCACCGTTGCAACGCTCGCAGCTTGGCGTTTTGCGCGTCGCATTGCGCGGCTAACTCGCGGAGTTCGGGGCCGATGTCTGGCCCTTGTTCAAAATTTGTTCCAGCCGATCCTGCATCGCTCCCGGCGGCGGGGGCGGCTCCAGCAGCTCCTTGGGCGGAGTTGTTGGCTGGCACTGCGGCGGGCTCGCGGCACAGCCGGACAGGAGTAGAGCGAACAGGACGGCGAGCAAGAGCAGCCAGTTCGGATGCGTACGCATTTGAAGCCACTTCAGCACGTATGCGATTAGCACGCTCGGTCCGTAGTTCAGCTTCCAAACGCTCCACTTGAGGGCGTATTTCTTCACGACCTTGCTCCCGAAAAGTGTGTACCGCGTAGACTGCCAGAAGGCCTAAGCCTGCTGCTACAGCTAAGTGTGGCACGTATTTCAGTAACCAGTAAGGCACTACTTTACACCATTGTGTTCAAAAGAGTAGTGGTTCCCATCATTGAAGCGGCCACCCCACCGGGCAAGGGGGTGTTGCTGCTCCCACCATTCACCTAGCGGACGGTGATCCTCGGACTGCTCCAAGAATTCGCCGTCTTTGAATAGGTTAAGGTCAATGGCCAGCCGCAGCTTATGGGCACTGTTCGGATGGCTGTAGGACTTACGGACGCCCATAGCGCCGTGTACGCGAGGGTCGCGGAAGGCGTCGCCTAGCGACACCTCAAACCCTAACTCATACGCTTTGTCGATCAGTCTGGCCACTAGGCGGGCAAACTGCCGCTGCTTTTGGCCTAACGTCACGGCTTGTCGGCCTTGGCGTCCAGCTTGTCGTTTATTCGCATCAACATCGTTTTGATCTCGTCGATGTCAGCGCGATAGTCGGCACGGGTTACGTACGTCAACGGCATGTTGCGCACGTCCTTGTCGAGCCGTTCAATGCTGCGGCTGATATTGTTGAGAATCCATCCGCCAAACACGCCGGCGATGCCGACGATAATGTTGAATAGAATTTGCCCTTCGTCCATCACATGCTCCGTAGCACTAGGGTTACAAGCCAACTGATCAGTGCTCCGGCGGACAGCCATAGCAACTTCTCAACCCAATCAACACGGCGCTCAAGCGAGCGCAACTTCGTCTCAACTGCTCGGACGCGATGGGTGTAATCGGTCTTGAGCAGCCGTAGGTCTTTGGTTTCGACCGTCATTTCGCCGCGAGCGGTTGCGTCGTCACGGCGCGTAGCGCCAGGTTAGCGATCGCGCCAGATAGCATAATCGCGGCGGCAACCTGCGAGCCGAACAGCGTCGTCAGATGCGCGCCCATCAGTTCCAGACCGCCGAGGATGGCGATCAATACGTTGAACCATACCGTTTTGGATTTAAGTGCGCCTTTGAGCATGATCGTCTCCTTACGGGGCCATTTGATTGCGTCGCGCCTCAGCCCCAGCTAGCGCGTTTGTTACCACCACGGCCGGTGCGGCCGCACGTTGCGCGGCAGCGCCACCAGCACGGGCAATGCCCGTAACGCCTTGTACCGCGCCAGCGCGGCGCTGCGCAGCCTCAAGGGCTAGCGCCGCCGTCTCCGGCTGCAACATGTCGGTAGCGATCTCGATGGCAAGCTTGCGGTCGATCTTGCCCGCGAGCCGCTTGAGGATGGCGTTGGCCACGGTTGTCACGCGGTTAAGCAACGTCGGCAACTGCGCGCCACCGGCCGCTTCAACCAAGAGCTCTGTACCGGCGCGCTCGGCGCTCGGGCCAGCAGGACGGGCTGCGCGGGCTTGCTCGCGGTACTTAGCCTGACGAGCTAAGTCGCTGCGGATGTCCTCAACAATCTTGACCTGATCCGGCGTCAACACATCGGAGAGCTTCTCGTAGCGCGGCGCGCCAACGGTCGCCCGTTGGATCGTCTGCGGTGCGGCCTCGACAGCACCGGCAAACGCGGCGGGGCGTAGCTTCTGTTCGCCTTGCAGCGCGGAGGTCAACTTGCTTTCAAGAAACTGACCGACTTCCATCTGATTGATGGGCTTGCTGCGCGCTTGGAACGTGCTGCGGGCCGTGCCGTACTCCGGCACTTGGCCTTCCAACCAGTTGATAAAGTCTTTGCGAGTGCTTGCGATTTTGCTGGCTTCGACTTTGCCGATACCGTACGTGGCAGGGTTCTGGATAAGATCGTCCAGCGCCAACTTAACGTAGTGCATGTCGGCAGCGGTGTAGTTACCGCCCGAACCGAACGATGCGCCTTCTTCAGCGGCCAAAGTTTTAGCGCGTTCAAACGCTTGTTTCACTGACGGCCGCGCCTGCAAACTTTGCAGGGTGGCGTCCTCTACCACGGCCTTTGCGCCAGCTTGTCCGTACAGCAGCCGCGCTTCAGCCGCGCGAGCGTTGCGAGCCGCAGTAAGCTGCGCCTCAGTGCCGCCCACCTGACGCAGCGACGCCGCGCGAGCAGCATCTTGCGCCTGACGGCGAGCCATGTATTCAGACGGCAGAATCTTCTCAGCCGACTCTTGCAGCGCAGAGAAGCGCGTTGCGCCTACAGGCGCCGCAGCCTCACCGGCGGTTGGCACCGCACCCGGCACGATCTCCGGCTGGTTGCGTAGCGCGTTAATGATCTCCGGTGCGCGACCTTCAGCGGCTTCCAACAGCACGTTGGCCTTACCGCCGATAGCCGTGCGCTCCAGCGCATTAAGGCCCGCGCGGCCTGCGATAGCGGCGGGGGCCGTTACCACACGCGTCGGGTCCGTCACCCGCGAGACGGTGCCGAGCACTTGACCGGTGCGGCCTGGCGCCGTAGCAGCCGCCGCACCTGTCAGTGTCGATACGTCAGCGGCAAAGCCGACCGGATCGGTAGCGATGGTGTTCTTTAGCGCCTCGACGCTGCCGTAACGGTCGCGGTACAGGCCGCCTACCGCGTTGGCCTTTTGGATGAACTCCTCGGCCTTGTCGGGTCGAGCCATCCACTCGCGCGGGATGAACCGGGCATACGCGCCGGTCAACACTTCGCCGAGCTGCTCTAGCGTCTCGCGCGGCCGGGTCACAGCCGTATACAGGCCGCCCAACATCTGCATGCCGCTTTCGGGAATGTTGCTGATGGCCTCGCGGCCAACCTGCGCCCAAGTGCGGCCAGCGGGCTCTGCGCCTACCGCGCCGCGCCCTTCGGTTGCCTCCCAAACAACTTTGTTGGGATCAATCGGCTCGTTCTTTTTGGGCTTTGCAGGTTTAGCCGGCGTTTCCCACTGAACTTTGCTTGGATCAATCGCCATACTCGACGCTCCCGTCCGTGTATTCGACCACGGGGCGGCCATTCAATGTACCGCGACGTTTGACTTGGCGAGCGACGGTGATTTCGGGATAGTAATCCAACACTTCAGGTTCTTTTTCCGCCAACCGCGTACGCTCAGTGTTGTAACGATTGATGACGTTACGTGCGGACTCGGCGTTGATGCGGATGATGCGACGGATACCTTCGGTGGTAAGCGTTTCTTCACCGGCCGCGATCTTTTTAGCAAACTCACGGTCAGCATCCGACAAGCCCGTACCGGCACCGAACGCGGTGATGCGCTCGGCAACCTGCTGGCCAACGCCAGCGAAGTACGCCTCGGTCGAAGCCACGTCGATGCCCGCAGCCTTAGCCACAGCCAAGCGTGCGTTAGCCAACGTGCCGGAGATAAACTTCGGATCATCAAGCAGCGGCAGAAGTTGCTGCGCGGACTGCAACGTGGTAGCTGCCGACTCCGCCTTGTCGCGGAACGTATCCAACCGCTTGCCAGCCGTTTCGCCCAGCGTTTCGCTGAACTTCTTACCGGCGGGCGGCAAGTTGACCGTAGTGCGCGAGGCACCCGCACCGGCGATACGCGCCTTCTGCGCCTCAACGTCTGCCGACATCGGCACAAACAGCTTGGCGCGTTCAGCAGCCGGAATCTGCGCTAAGAATTGCCCGCGCAATGCCGCTTGCAGTTCTTCAGGATTATCGGGCAGCGCGTTGGCTGCATAGTCGCGGAACTGCGGCACAATCGTGCCCTGCGCAATCATAAAGTCTACTTGATCAAGCACCTGCGCCTTAGTGGGCGGCGCTTCGCCGTATGCAAAGTCGCCGAGCATTTTTTGAAACCGGCCATAGTTTTCGTCAGCCAGTTTGGCCTGGGCGCCTTTAATTTCTAATCCCGTTTTCTCCGCCGTCGCACGTTTGCTAGCGAAGTCAGCCATTGACGTAGCTAATTCAGCACCAGGTTTGCCAAAACGCATAAGTTGGTTCTGCGCTTCAGGCGTGCTCAGATCGGCAGTTGAAAGAAAGTTGCGGAAGTCCGCCTCGCGTTGCAAAGCAGCCAATTCTTGTGCTTCTTTGGTGCGCTGTGCTTTGAATTGCCGACCAGCTTCAAGACCTTGCACGTATTGGCCAAGGACGTTGACCGGCTCCAGTTGGGTTGCGCCGATGACTGCCATGACTTACCCCATATTCCCGTATTGCGGGCCCATGTAATTCAACGCCTGAAGATTAGCGCCGCCACCGGGCGCGCCGCCGGTCGGGCCAAAATACCCGCCTCGATACAGTCCGTAGCCCATCGCACCTTGGCCGAGGGCTTGGCTCAATGCGTTAGCTTGGCCAAGGTAGCCAGAAGCACGCGCCTGACCGCCCTGCATCAGCAGGTTGCCGACGTTGGCGCCCATCTGACCAGCCTGACCAGCGACCTGTTGCGTCGCCGTCTGCCCGGCACCGTAGAGGCTGCCGAGTGCGCCAAGACGGTTGCCGAGCAACGCCTGAGCGCGGTTAAAGGCGTTCATATATTCCTGTGAGCCCATCTCTTGACCGTAGCGCACACCCGCACGGATCGCACCGCCACCGAGCAACTGCCCTCGGGCGGCCTGCATGCGCTCCAGCGCCTTCTCGCCTTCTGCGAGACGGAACGCGTAGCCAGGGTCCGTAGTCATCTGCTCCGCAGTAAAAGGCTGGCCTAGCGTGCCGTAGCCCGCTGTGCCCGGCTCACCGCCAATGCCCAGCATCCGCATCAGTTCGTTCTGCGATGCGATACCGGCTTGGCGAAACGGCTCTTGTAGCTCAACCTGCCGTTCAAATGTTTGGCGTTGAACATCGGCGGCCTCTTGAGCGGCCTGTGTTTGCGCTTTGGCGGCCTTGCTGGCCCCCCGCGACGCGACGGCACCGCCAATGACGGCGCTGCCTAGGATTGCTGCTGCGGTTCCAATGGCCATTACGCCACCTCTCTCATAAACGTGCGTTCCATAGGACGAAACCCTTTGCGTGCATAAAGATTAGCCATCTTGCCTGCGCGCTCATCTTCAAGGGCAATCATAAAAAGAGCGGTTGCATTTTTTGCGATTGCCCACGATTCGATCATATCGTACATGGCTTGACCTGCCCCTTTGCCTCGCGCTACGGGCGTCAGCCACCACCACAACTCCTGCACTACCATACTGGAAGGGCTGAAGTACATAGGGTAAAACAATGCGCCGGCGATTCCAATAATTTCGCCGTCATCTTCGGCCAGCCACACACCAATGTTGGGGTTCTGCACGGCCTGTAAAAAAAAGTCGGCATAGCCCTCATCGTCAAACGGGATAACGCCATGCACCGGGGACGCCGCGTGAAACGCCTGCGCCAACGGCAGGTATCGCGGAAAATCCTCGGCGATTGCATTGCGTACGATCACGACACTTCGCGTCCCGAGCAGCGGATGTTGATGGCGGACCCGGTGCCCGCCAATGTCGAGATGGCTCCGCCTGGGGCCAGCGCTTGACCGACGAGTTCAGGGAACGTGTACGTCTCGGACGGCAGCAACGTCTTGGCCTTGACGATCAAGTTCTGGTTGCCGGCGTTGTCAAACGACGTGACGATGTTGACTGACAGCGTAGCGGCCGAACTGCTGTAGTTAGTGGCCGTGAACTTGTCAATAATGGCCGACACGTTGGTCGCCGTGTACTGCGTCGTCTGCGACGCCTCGGCAATTTTTGCCGGTATCAAGACTTTTACGCTAACTGCCATGTGTCACCTTAGAATGTAAAGACCATGCGGACACGGCCATTTAGACCGGCTTCGCCGTCAAAGAACTCGCCGCCATTGCCACCGGCACCTGCCGTCAGCGACGCGTCACCTGCAATCCCTGTAGCTCCGGCTTGCGTATAAAGCGCACCGCCGTTGCCGGGGGTGTTGGTGGTGTTACCGCCGCTCGCTGCACCGCCCGCGCCTTGGCTGGCAAATTGGCCCGAGTCGCCACCGTTACCGCCATTAGCGGTCATAGTCGTAATGGTATACGTACCGCTGTAGACGTTACTAAACGTGCCGGGATTGCCGTTTTGCGAGAACGCCGTACCGCCAGCGCCGCCGGTTCCGACCGTATAGCTGATGGTTTTAAGGGCGTCTCCAGCAGTCAATACTAGAACGGTTTTGCTATAGCCACCGCCACCACCACCACCGCCGGGGAACACTTCCGGTTCGCCAGGAGCAATAAAGCCAAGATAGCCATAGCCACCGCCACCGCCGGAGCCCCAAACCTGAATGGTCACGCCCGTTGCACCGGTGGGAATCGTAACAGCGCCTGGACCCGGCTCCGTAAAGTCAAAAACGCCAGCCCCAGCGCCGCCGGTGCTGCCGTTAATGAACGCTGTTAGGGTTGCGCCGCCCATTAGGTCAAGCCTGCTCCGCTAATCAGCCAAGAGGTCGCGCCGATCTTAACGCAGGTTGCCACGCCGTTGCGGGCTAGTGTCCGCGTGCCGGTCGTAGTGCTGTTAACCAGCGTCAACGTGTCTGACGTAATAGCAATCGACAATGCCGACGCATTGACGTTAATAATGATTACTACCGTGCCAAGCGGAAATGGCACATCCGCGTTAGACGGGATGGTCAGCGTTATGCTACTGCCGTTCATTACGATTGACTTTGCCGCATCCGACGCAATTAACGTGTAGTTAGTCGTCTTACTGTTCTGCGGCGCGTCGCGGTAGCCAACCGGATAATTAGTATTTGACGGCGCGTTGTCAGGAATCAGCGCGGTGCCCGTAAACGTCGGGCTCGCAATCGGTGCGTAGGTTGCCGCAGCAGCGGTCGTTGACAGCGCGTCGGTGATGCCGTAACCCGAAAGAGTTGTCGGCGTGCCGGTCACGTTAGACCAAGCAATACCCGCAATCGTCAAATCATTAACGCCTGAAATATCATCATAAACGCCAATTTGTACGCCTGCGGCGGTTTGCAGCAGGAATTTGTAACTAATCGCTTGCGATAGCCAAATTTCCGCAGGCACGCGTCCCGTGGAATCGAGCACAATCGGGTTAGTGTGCGCAGTGCTACCGCTAATGCTGGTGTACGTGGCTTCTGGCGTAGTCGTACCGGCCGTGTAGGTAAAGATGCGACCACCCGACAACGGATTGCCCGCGCTATCAAAAAACTGTGCGCCGGCACCCGCCAGCGGGGAGAGAAAAACGGTCATATATTCACCTGATTAACGGTAAGAATAATTGACGGAATGGCCGGTACTGGCGCAGCCGCCGCAAAGTATTGAATACGAATATCCGCACTGTCAACGGCGTACATTAACTGCATGTAATCGCCGTTAGACATTTCTACAAATGCGTTTGCAGCCACGAAGATTTCAGCATCATTACCTTTGATGCGCACACGCGAAGCTGAGTCGGGAATATCTGTGCCATTTTTGCGGAACCATACATCGAAAATCCCGTCACCACCCGACGTTTTGTCTAATTGAATTGAAAACGCAAAGTTATAGATGCCGGGATTTTGTATAAAAATTTGCGACGTTGTTGTTCCACGACGAACGCCTCGCGAAAACCCCGTAGTATTGAATGTAATTGCATACGCCGTGCCGGTTCCCCCCGGTATTTGCGTTGTAGTGTCGTAAAACTGGCCGTAATTAGCAGGTACAGTAGGCTGTACGGGCGGCGTTAATTCCAGCGCCTCAATGCGCGACTGCGCGACAGCAAGCTCCGCTTCAGTAGCGGCGTCGCTAAACGGCGCCAATTCAAGGTCAGCAAGCGAAATAGCCGTCGTACCGCCGCCCGTCAGTTGGAACTGGTTGTTAAGGAACCGGAACCATTCGCGCGAAATAACGCCCGTGCGCTCATCAACGAACGGCACGCGAGGCGCCGGGATGTTGGTGGTATTGGGTACAGTCATGCGGTCGTCGGGCTAGCTTGTAGCTCCGCCCCCATGATAGCCACAATGACCGGATCGGTGCCGGACACTTCGTACACGCGGTCACGCGACTTCATCGTTGCGCCAAGGCGGCGCCAAATAACGCGAGTTTGTGTTGTGCCGATCGGTCCCATGTCGCGCCAATACTCGTTGCTCCAAGTGTGGCCGCCATCGTCAGACCAACGCAGCATGACTTGCGGGTCTGTGCCGACATTTGGGCCAACTAAAGCATAAAGCGAGCTTGGCGTAGGGTTGGGCGCAACAGCCTGATTAGTTTCAATCTCTAGCGCACCTTCTGTGGACAAAATTAAGTCCAACGCAGACGACGACGCATCGCCCGACAAACCTACACCTGTTTGGCAGTCAAGCTGCAACTGATGGTGGATTGTGCGGGTTAAGTTATTCTGCCCAGTGGGTAACGCGCGCCAACGGCGCAGCCACTTTTGCACAACCCCCGCGTCAAGATATACGTCCAGTTTGAACTGATAAATGTTACTGTTTTGGTAGTCACCTACCGTTGGGTAGCCGTTAAACGCGGCATGGCAGTTAGAGCGATGTCGTTTGTACTCGCCGTTGACCAGCGCCGCTCGTTCATGCCATGCGCCCGTTGCGGCGTCAAACACCCAAGTCGTATCGGCGCTTGGAAAGATCAACACGTAAAACGCGTGGCCGTCTTGCTGATACGTATACGCCAAAGCGTCCGACATGTCGGAATACTGTTGGATAGCAAACTCGACGGCATGTGTTGACACGCGTGCGGCTTGGTAGCCGTTGGCGCGGTAAACAATGCCTCGACCGCGAGCGTCAGCCCCCAACCAAAAAACGGTGTTATCAAGTTTGGCGACCGAATAAGGAGCAATACAACCGACTTCGTTATACGCGCCTTGGATGCGCTCCAACGGAAAATCGGGGTTGCCAGAGTTGTACCAAACTTCGGTTGAGTTGGTGCCAAACAACCACGCTTCACGATGGTCAATCATTACGGCAACAAGGCCGTCCGGTGATCCTTCGGCGCTAGCAAAGTCCAGCGGGTCAACAGACAAACCATCAAGCAGTTGCGTGACCCAAATGCGCTGACTGTTAGGCTCGTTGAAAACAAAATACCCATCCAGATACCCCACGGTCACAGCGCCGGGGAAGTCTGGATCGGTAATCTGAGCGAACACGCCCGTATTGAAATTGTAAATGTATCCGTCTGGGTTACAGGCCACAAATAACTGCAACCCGTTGTCAGCCATAGACACAGGGCCAGTGCCCGTAATGTTGCCAAGTTTGGTGATCGTAATGTTTGGCGTCATTTTGAACAACTCATTGCCTGATGCAATGTAAATGTCATTCTCACGGTTCCAAAGCCCACGAATCGGACCTGAGCCTACTGACGCAATAGTCACCATACCTGGGCAGCGTTGCAGATATGCAGGCTCCTTGCCGCCCTCGGGAACAACCTCGGGGTACAAGTTGACCATGCGCGCATCCGCCGCGTTAGGGCTGCGCAGGACATATGAGGAGCCGAGGATCGGCGTTTTCATGGCTTAGGCGACAGTCGCGCCGTTGTTCGACACGATCCACCAATCAGTGCCGAGGAATTGCAGCAACACGCTTTCGCCAACAGCGCTAAACGTAATCGTCGTGCCGTTTCCAAAGTTGGTTGGCGTTAATACGCCCGTGTCGGCTCCGGCGGCCTCTGCGACGTACACAATAGCCTTGAACTGGCCCGCCACACCGTCTGCCAGTGTTAAAGCATCGCCCGTGCCGGTTGAAGTAAACGCGGTCGTAAAGGTCGTGACGTTAACTGCGCCAGGGCCAGAAAGCGATTGCACACTGCCAACTACTGCGCCAGAAAAAGTCTGGGTGCCGGTGAATGTCTGTGCCGCATCCGTTCGAGCGATTGTTGCTGACGTGGACGGAAACGTCATGGTCGTCGCGTCAGTGCCCGCTAACGTAATTGAGTTGTTAGCCGTCAGCGTTTTACCGTTAGCGATTGTCAACGTAGCTGAAGTTGCCGGTTCGGTAATCGCAACTTTGTTAACGCTAGTGGCTTTAGCTACGCCAAGCGTCGGCGTAACAAGCGTAGGGTTTGTCAGCGTGACATTGGTAAACAAATTTGTGTTAGTAATCTTTTTGGTAAGATTGCTTTGAACCAGCACAAACTCATCCGCGCTCGAAGACGAAGATGTGGCCGGAAGATTAGAGATGGTGATTTTAGTCGCCATAATTAGAAGTTCCCGGCGTAAATGTTGTAACGATTCCGACGCGCCATCAGGCTATACGGCATAGCCATCACGTCGTCAGGGTTGTTAATGCGCTTCAAGTTGCGCTTACTGTACATAGCTATACGGCGCACTTCAGCAGAGGGCTCGGTATTAAATTCCGGTGCCAACTCAAGCGCCAAGTTGTATCGAAACGCTCGCAGATACCCTGGCGGAAACTCCAGCTCAGTTTCTAACGAAACAGGCTCGGTCAGTGTTTCAACCGAAACGAAATGGAACTCCATTTCTTTTGTGGGCACTGGATATACCGACAGCGTGATATTGGGAAACGTCATGTTGACCCACATCACTTGCGGATACGTGCTAGTAACCGTTTTTACAGCAATATTGTTGTATTGCAATTGATTGATAAACCGCAATCCGTACGACACGTTAGTAGACGGATCACGAAAATATGTTGAATCTTCCAGCAAAATAGGCCGTTTGGCTATGCCGGGATTGCCGTCTTCTAACGCAATCAAATTGTCGTTTTGCGTTTCAATATTTTCTGGTACTTGCGTACCTAAAAACAAAGTGAAATCGCCGGTAGGCCCGAGTGTTTGAACGCGGGTATTGGCAGGCCAATTAAATACTTGATCTTGGGTACAAAAAACGGCTAACCGTTCCGTATTCCAGCTATCAATCATTTGATTCATAGCCACTAAATTGTCTTGATAGACCGCTTCCGGCAACACATTGCCGGAGTTAACCAACCCAAGAAGTCTATGCGCGCCGTTTAACAACTCACGTACTGTAGCCATGTGTTACCTCAGATCGGCGGCATGTTAAACGTAGTATTTGTATTCGGCACGTTATCGGTTTTGTTAACCGGCAACGGCTGTATGTTCGTACGAATCAAGCTATCAAGATCGGCGCGCAAGTTAGCAACAATCTCAGGTTTAACTTGTGAACCATACTCAGGCGCGAGCTCCATCGCTAATGACAACTCCAGCAACCGCTGGTAGCCAGGGGGCAAGTATTGAGTGCTTGTTAACGAGCTATAAACGCCGATCATTTTCTCTGCTTTGATAAAAACGTCCATAGCAAGATTTGGCGTAGGGTAAAAAATGAGCTCGCCGTACGGGACGTTTGGTCGATACAATAGTTTAGCCGGCGTTCCAACAGTTGCTTTAGAAGCAATGTTAGTCCAATACTGTTCCGTAATAAGCGCCAACGGTGTGTCAACGCTGTTAATACGTACAAATGCGCCGACAATACGGATTGGACGCGGCGTTACAAAATCTGCCGCCGGAATCGTAGCCGGATCGTTACCAATGGTGTACGTGCTCTTATTGCCTACTAGTTGAAACTGCTCGGCCTGAGTGCAGAAATAGTATTGAGGATTCGCCGAAAACGAATCAATAATAGAATTTAAGCTGTACAACGAATCTTGCGCTTCGTCGGCCGTAGTTGTTTCGCCGGACGCCAACACGCCCAACAGTCGCAGCGACTTGTTGATTATGCTTTGGGCCGTTACAGCCATTGTCTAGCCCTCTAGGCTTCGGCCGCAACTGCCTTGCGGCGACGCTTCAACTGGTTGGGTTCCGGCGACGCAACAGGTTCTTCCTGCCGCGCCGCCGGTTCCAATGGGTCATACTCCTCCCATCCATACTCGGCGTCCATAGCCGCCTCGACATCGGAAATGGCTATCTTTAACCCGTGAACGGGATGGCGAAGATATATGTTCATAGTTACGGCAGGAGCCCGTAAGCCTGAAACCGCGACTCAAGCTGAGCAACGCGAGTCTGGAGGTTTGCAATCACAGCCAACACCGTGTTGCCTTCGTTCTTAGTCACGAAGCCAAACGGGGTCGTTTGGGTCAAATCCTGAATCGCAAAGTCTGCCGGAGACGGGGCCGTGGACGTAATCGTCGTAAGCTGCGCCGTAAGAGCCGCACCTTCGGAAACCGGCGTCGTGCCGAAGAATCCGACCGTACCGCCCGCAGCGCCAATTACGGCACCGTCAAGCTCTGGGTCCGAGAACGCAACACCAACCGCCTTTGTATTAGGCATAGAAATACTCCTATGAGCAGTGCCCCCTACGGTATCACCCGTAGGGGGCTTTTGCTATTAGCCGAGGCGATAGACCGTCCAGGCCGCGTCGCCAGTCTTGCGAGCGCGGAAGTGCGCCGACGTACCGTCAGCCACCACCGCCGAACCCACGACCGTCCAACCCGTGCCCGAGAACGTCACGTCGTTTCCTGCGTCGTCACCGAGATTGACGCAGTAGAAGTCGAACGTGCTGCCCACGCGGGCGCTCGCCACAGCGGCGTCCACAAGGGACGCAGCCGCGAACGAGTAGGTGCCCGCAGACGTGCTGCCCGCGTCCACCGAGAAGACGCCGTTCACAAGATCGGCGACCGCGATGGTGCCCGTAGCGCCGGCGTACGCCGTCACCGGGCCGAGAACGCCCATGATTGGCTCGGCAGAATTGCCGGCGCCAACCTGATAGCCACTAGTACCGTTAGGAAGTGCCATTTTTAGTTACTCCGTGAATAAGGTTAAGAATTAGCCCCAGATGCGGCAGGCCATCTGCGGACGGATCACCGAGTAGCCATACAGCACGTCGATACGGCAGGGCATACGGTCGTTGTTGATGTCGTACTGACGGACAACGCGCATGGAGATGCCGTTGTGGACCTGACGCGACGCCATGTCAACGCCCTGCGGGAGCAGGAGGTCGGCGGTGGCAAACGTGATCGCGTCCTTGTGGTACACAAGGTTCTGAGCGTACTGGCCGCTAGCGGCACCCACGTAGGTCACGACATCGTTCGCGGCCGGCAGCTTGCTGACCGTGGCGAGGGCGTGCGTCGGGCCGTAGACCGCCGGCAGGAACTCCACATCCACGAACTCCGTAGAGGCCGAGGTGACGGTGTTCTGCACAACGAACTGCTGCAACGCGCCAGTGGACTCGCGGGTCTGCGGGTTGACCGCATACACGCCAGCGATCGTGAACACGTCGCCCGGAACGAGGGTGAGGCCGTCGGTCACGTTGTCGAGCGTCAGCTTGGTCGCACCGTTGGCGAGCGTGGACTTGACGATCGGGGTGTCCGAACGCGAGGCCGAGCCGTTGGTGTGCTGCTTGATCGACTGAGACATGTTGATCTCGTCGTAGCCGAGGATGCCTTCGCCCATCATGCCGTTCTTAAACTGACGGCTGATGGAGTCCACCGGGTTGAACAAGCCCTTCATGCCTTCGACGAGGCCAGCGTTGGCAGCCGGGTTAACGGTTGCGTAGCGCGGGGCCATGCCGGCGGCGGCTTCGTTCAGCTTCTGCTGGGCCTGCAAGAGAACCAGCGAGGTGCCGGGGGTGACGCCAGGCGTACCGACCGACTGGTAGATTTTCTTGAAGCTGTTGGCCACATCAGCGTCGATGCTGGACGCCAACTGGCTGATACGCGGCTTAAGCACGCGCTCGGCGAAGTCGTCCAACTGGAGGGCCATTTCGGCGCTGGTGAAGTTGACGCCAATGTGCTTCTGCGAGGCGACGGTGAGAGTCGTGAACTGCTCATTGTCGTCCTGCACCTGAAGCGCGGCGCCGTCGGTCACAAGGGCGCGATCCGGCAGACGGATGCGGAGGGTCGAACCGATCTTGGCACCTTCGACAGCGAAGCTGTCGTCGTACTGACGGTTGACGTTGCGGGTGATCACAAGGTTGTTCTCAAGGATTTCGAGAGCCTTCCTCGTGATCATGTCAATAGTAAGAAGTGTATTAGCCACAATATGTCTCCAAAAAGAAGTTAGCGGTTACGTCGCGCTTCCCACTGCTTAATCTGTCGCAAACGCTCGGCTTCAATCCACTCTGACGTGCTCATGTCTTTGACAGAGCGTGGGTCAGTCGTGTCTCGGGCCGGTGCGCCGACGGTTTTAGCCGTCACAGGCTTAATCGGCGGGGGCGCATTGGTTGTCCTTTTAACCGGCGGATTGTCGGCCAATCTGACCTCAATCTTGCCGATCTCCTTGGCTTGCAGGTATGGAGACAAGCGGGAAATACGTTCAGCCTCGCGGGGGTTGGAACCTAAGTAGTACGCTACGTCGGGTCCAAGCTCCGAAGCCTGAATCGTCTCGGCCATCACGTTCGTAATTGGCAGCGCCTTGTTGTACACGATTTGCTCAAAGTCGTCGTACTTCTCAAAAGCCGCTTCCTCACGTTCCTTATAGGCCGTCAATAGCTCGCGCTGTTGCCGCTCTACCTCACGCTGGGCCAGCAACTCCTCGGCTTTGCGGGCCGCAAGGGCTTCCGCATAGGCGTCGGGGTCCACGTCCCGGTCAGGCAGCGTGGCGGGCGTCTGAACTTTTGGCTCAGGCGCTTTCAACGCTTGCTCTCGTTCCCACTTGCGACGTTCCCGTGCAAGTCGTTTACCTACCAGTGCGTCGAGCTCCTCTTGGGAGAACGTCTTGGCAGGCTTTTCCTCCGGCTGTACTGCCTCTTGGGCAACAACTTCGGGCTCCGGTGCAGCCGTAGCAACCGGTTCCGGCGCGGGTACTTGTTCCGCTACTACTTCAGTTTCAGACATTTTGATTCCTAATGAATCCCTGGTCAACCGGGCCAGTACGGGTAAAACACAATTTATTACGTAAAAAAATTAACCGTTATTTGCTTGTGATGCTTGATACGCAGCAATGACTGACGATGTGTGTACAGCCGCACAAATCGCTTTAACTTTTCCGTCTTCTGCTAAATAGTCATCGCCGGGAGCGACAACGTGACGGTGGAAAATACCACTGATTTGTACGCCGTCTTCCATAATTGCAGTCTTAGTGCGTACCTGTACAACGCCGTTTTCCAGCACTTCAACTCGATCAACTACGGTTACTTTTTCTAGCATGGTTATCTCCTGTTACAGCCAAAGAATCCACTTTGGCTTAGAGTAAAAAATATTTAGGTAATGCTACCATTAAAAACAACGGCTTTAAGCTCTCGCGTGCCAAAATTAACGGGTGAGCCTGAATTGTTTTGCAACCAATATCTAACGGTATTAGATGCAAAGACTTGAGCCGTCAAGGTATACGCTCCAATTCCATTCCAATCCATCCCTACAAAAACGGGATCGCCAATGTCAGCATTAGGAACGGTTATGGTATCTGTAAATATGCTGCCTGAATTGACAGTGCCAATTACCTCTGATTTTTTACCGCCTTGAATTCTTGAAATTAAAGCGGCTCCAGAGCTAACGCGTCCAAAATGAAATCCTGCCGAATCAACGCTAAATTGAATTTCGCCCCCTGAGTCGTATAAATACAATTTTTCAACAAGCTGATTGCCTTGCCGACCAATAATCGTACATCTACCAAACGGGCCATTAAATTGACTTGGAGAAAAAGTCGATAAGTTACCGCCAATAAATCTTGATCTTGGTGGGTACACAGCGTTCCACAGCCATAAAAATGTTCCATCCCATGAGGGATAAATCATGGTCATTTCAGGTGCTGCAAGATCTTCCGAATAAATACCCGTCACCAAACCGCTGTTATCTGTTTCAAAATAAGGCATGATCCATGTGCTGATTGCATCGCCGCCATCAACAGGATAGTACATACCGACAGCGCCGGTAATTGGCGCGGGATAAAACCATACTTTATTAAACACGCTGTCATGGCACTCGCGGCCATTCGTGTTATCCATGTAGCACGTTGTTTTTGTGCCGTACAGCTTTAAGTTTTCAATGTACGCGTGTGTGCCATTTCCATTGAAATATGCAATTTGCGTGTTTACGCTGGTAAGAATACCAATTACATAAATATTAAACATCGCAAAATGATTGCAAGTTTCTTTGCGGACACCGATAGCGGTAGTGCTGGCGTCTTGAATGTCAACTACAAAATCGCGCAGCGTTACGCTAGTTAATTCTGATGATTGGCCGATTTGAACAACTGCTTTAGCGCTTGTGAACGCGCCTGTTGCGGCCACCAAAACCGACCCTTCAGTAATTTTAGGTGGTGAGCCATACGGATTTACGTTGGCCCCAACACCTGCAAGCGTGGTGTATGACGGAACATAAAGCGTATCGTTAACTAGATACTTTCCTTCTGGAAGAAATACATATCTTTTTCCAGAGTTTAACGCGGCTTGGATTGCCGCAGTAGTCGCTGCGGCATTTGTTCCGTCATTATACGCGCCGTAATCAAGGACGTTGGCCGTAGCGCCATCAATCATTGAAAAGGAAACTTTTGTTAAAGACATAGTAATTCCTTAAATGCTGTAGACAACAGTAAGATTTTCAATCGCGCTAGTGCCGCTAACCAAATCTTGAACTTGAAGCGAGGTGCAATCTACCGCTGAACCGGACATACGAAAAATTCCCCGCGTAGCATTTGCTTGTATATACGGGATTACCCATGTCCGTCCAGCATCCAAAGTCATTTGTTCGAGTGCAGCTGTTCCAGCACCAAAACCACTTGTGGCTTTGCTAGTGAAAGGCAATGAAAAATAGAACGAGTTAGCGGGAGTCATTCCAGCAGTGCTGATACTTCCTACACCAAAATTACACGTTACCCTATTACCGACTCTTGTGTAGTAGCCAGTTGCCGTTGTTGAAGACGCATTACCGCCGGACGCAGCGTCATAAAAATTAACGGTCCATGTTCCTTCTTCATACGCCGTGAGCAATTCGCTAGTCATTCCTCCCGCGTTAGGGTTGGCAGAAAAATCAATACCTTTTCCCGCCGTACCAACAACAAGATTACCGTTTGAAAGCGTTTGGTCACCCGTAAAAGAGTTCGCCGCGTCTGTGCGTGCTACCGTAAAATTAGCGTCCGGTACGGTCATTGTGCGGGTTGCGGCGGCCGCTGGGCCGGCAATCTGCAAAATACCGCTAGTTGCATTTGAACGTACGTTTTTAACCGTAAGATTGTCAGTTGCTACTTTTACCGTAGTGCTGCTCTGTACGATCGGCAAAACTTCCGTGCCCGCAAGCGGAGTTGAGGCATTAGAAAGCTGGGATATTTTTTTGTCAGCCATAAAAACCTCGTTACGCGTACATCACTTCAATTTTTGAAGTGAGCGGAGGAGCTTGCGAGAATGTAATGGTAGTGCCAAGTACGGAATACGTGTTCTTTTGCTGATACACGCCGTTAATGTAGATACTAGTGCTAGCTTCAATAGCGGCTACTGGAAGCGTAAACTGAACTTGCGAACCAGTACCTGTAAAGTTAGCCGCGTTAACCGGCACTACATTTTGCAATGCAACTTGTTTAGTTACATTATTCTGTACAATTGCCGCGACTTCTGAATAAGACAGCGGCGTCGTAGCTACAGGAAGTTCAGTAATCTTAACAACAGCCATAATAATCACTCCAAAAGCAGTAGACCGCCGTCTTCTTGAGTCAAATTGTCGCCAATTTCAGTTAGCAAATTGCCAACCGAGGCCCCGCTATCACGCGTGCCTGAAAACAGTGTAGCAACACCGGCTAAACCGATCGCTACGCTATTTCGTAATGCGACGCCCCAACTCATCGGATGTTAATAGGTTTCGCGTAAATTGCGCCATCATCCGATACGCGGATCGCGCTTACTCGCCACGGCGCACCCGTGCCCTGCGGCACAATGAACGGAATCGGCGTGTACGCCGGAATCGGCGTGCTGGAGGTCGTGGCAGTGACACCTTCGCCTACCAGAACGTAGCAGGGGGTCGTTGCCCACACTACCACGCCCTGCGGGCCCGCCTGCCAAGTGGCCGTCGAGCCTGCCGTACCAGTATAAGACACCGTGCGTCCTGGGTAGACCGCATCGGCCATCGGGTTAAGAAGTTCCATGATCTACCCTCACGCTAAAAACTTAAGTTTGTAAATGGTCGTAAGATACAACGCCAGTATCTCATCAATCAAATTTTGTAAAGGGGAATCGTCCTTATCACAAACTTTATAACGCATGTCTTCCAGCGTTTTAAGTTCGTCCTGCAAAAAGTCGAGCACATTGTTCGTCTTTTTAGCCGTCTGTAACGCAATCGGACCAATCAGGCCATAACGGCCCTGATAGGCCTCTGCGAAGCTGTCTGCAAGCGGGATAACCCCCTCGTAAAACTTCTGCAACGCCTTGTGTTTCGCAAAGTTACGCGTGTTGAGGTGCGTAGAGTGCGTCACATCACGCGCAAGGAACAGGTGCCCAATAAAGACTTCGCAGGTCATAGCGGCATCCCTTCAGGCGGCACGGCTATCTCGCGGGGGACGCTAGGCGCCACAAGCTCACCGGTCGACAGCATGCCAGCCAGCGTGCCCATAATGATGTCCTGCACCTGCTCCTGAGTTAGACCGCTCTCAACCGCTTTAATTCGATCCGTCTCAGCGTTGTACGCCTTAACCTCAGCCTCAAACTCCTTGATCTGCACCTCACGGGCTTCCATCGACTGCTGCACGCGGCGGAGCATGTCCTGCATCATCTGCATTTCCTGCGCCATCACCTGCATCTGCTGATTGGCGGCTTGCAGGGCGGGGTCTTCCTCGTCCGCAAGCAGCTTCGGATCAATCATCTTCTGAAGCCGCTTACTGATCTCCTGAGCACCCGGCCAGTCCATATTTTTAACAAATAGATCGCCAGCCACCTGCCACAGCGCCGGATTGGCCTGCAAAATTTGCCCCATCGCGTCCATGGCTTCTTGCCGCTTGGTCGCGTAAGACGGACCGGTCGTGACCGCCACGTCGTACTTGCCGACAGACGGGTTGTAGATTTTTTCAATCACCACACCCGTCTCGTCCATGATGCGACGGACAGGCTCGGCTTGCATTGGGTCAATGCGAACCGTGTTGGTCTCGCCGTCAATGCCAATGATGCGCGCGATGCGCTGGGTGTCGTAAATCTTCGGGATCAAGTCAACGAGTTGGCGCGTCCCATAGCGAATGGCCCGAGCTAGGTTATCTACAAAGTGGTATGTGCCTGTGTCGCCTTGCCGTTCACGCGCCAAAATGGCCCGACCGGTGCGCTCGTTGGACCGCATGCCAAGACTCGCATCGTATTGGCCTGTAGAGGCCTTGATGTCGTCGGCAGCGCCCATCTTCGCCTGGATCAAGCCCGTCTGGGCGAGCGGCGGCGGAGCACGTTGTGGCAGCGGCAGGATGTTGCCCTGTCCGTCTGTCACGTCGGGGTTAACTTCTAAGTACGGCCAGTTGGTCGTGTTGGCCGTCTTCCATTGCTGTTCATAACCTTCAAACTGACCGCCGTAACCAATGAACGGCGCTTTGGGCGCAAGGGCTAGCATCTCTGCTTCCTGCGATACCCAGTAGTTATACATGCGCTGGGCGTCCTTGGCGTTACGCACAAGGCCCGACACGAACATACGACCTTCAACTTCAAATTCATTGCCGATCACGCGGATCACAGGTATCCACTTGCCCGGCCATTCAGATTCTTCAAGGATTTCGTAGCCGTTTGTCTTCAACCACTTGACGCGTTTAACGTCCACCTCGCGCTTGCGAATGGGCTGAAGGCCCAGCATTTCCAATTCTTGCGCTTCAGGTGAGCCTTCAAACGCCGTTTGGTTGCCGGCGTACAAATTTAATGTCGCTTTGCTGTGTTCTTTATAGAAATACTCCGCAATGCGTACCGTATTTTCATTGATCCACTGCGAAAGCGCTTGATCGCCAATACCGCGCTGCAAAACTGACGAAATCGGCTCTGCATTGGGGTACATGCGCTCAAAATCAGCCTTGGGGATGTCCTCAGTAATGAAGCACCACTCCGCATCCGCCCCGCAAGGGTCTTGGATGGTCGGATCCATGTACACACTGAAGCTATTTCGGATGCGACCGATACGAAGGTCTTGGTCGAACGTATTTTCGTCGCAGTATTCCGTCAAAATGCGGAAATACCCTTCGCCGTACGTGACTTGGTTGTCGCATGCGGTGTCATACGCCACATCCGCATCTGAAATATACTCAATATGACGAACAATTCCGTCAAAAATCTCCGCAACCTCAACGTCCGCCTTATCATCGACGGGGATGACCTTACCGGCAGGACGGTTCTGTCGCTGATCGTTCGTGACTTGCCGCACATGCTGCGGAAGTTTGTTAATAGTTAGGCACGGACGCGCGTTGACCGTTTGTCCTTGCACCGCACCGCGTTGTGCAAGCACGTCCTGTGGCCATTGCCACTGGTTGTCGGGCGAACCTGCCATAAAACGCAGGTCATCTAGCTCGTCCTCACGGCTGTCTGAGTATGCCGAAAGGGCCATCGTAAGCCGCGAACGGGCGGTAGCCAGCACGTCCGCTGGATCGCGCGACATCTTGCCCTTATCCGTCGGCGTGTTGGCGACGCGCGCGGCGGCGCGCAGCCCTGTCGGGTCTTTAGCCATTATTTGCGCTTCTTACCTTGTGCCTTACGCTTGACCGAGTAGGCGATTGCAACCGCCTGTTTCTGCGGTTTGCCCGCCTTCATCTCAGCCTTGATGTTCTTACGAAAAGCAGCCTTACTGGCAGACTTAACGAGGGGCATTACGGTTTCCTCATCGGTGTGGGCCGAAAGTCAACAGTTGTACGTACAACGTCAGGACGCCGCATCGGCATGCGCATCGGTCGCGCCGGGCGCTGCGTCTGCTGCGGTGAGGGCTGTGCCTGAATGATCGCATCGCCTAGCACGGCGCGCGGACCAATACCCATCCGATCGTAAGGATTGTTAGGCACCCAACTTACCTCTTTTTAGCCGTTTTGGCCGACTGCCGGAACGCCTTAGCGGTCGGCGCGCCCTTAGACCCAGGCTTGCGCATCTTCTCACCGCTGCCGGCCTTGATACGCTCGCGTTTAGCGTGGATGTTACTATATAACCCGCGTTTAGCTGCCATACTAGCCACACTTCCATCGTCTGAGTGACGCCTTGGCGCGTTCAGCCGGCCCCTTGGCCTTGGCCACCACACCCTTCATTCGCGCGCAAAAAGACTTCTTACGCCCTGCGTCCGCCTTAGTCTTCGGACTGGGTGCCGGAGCCTTCAAGTTGCTACCCGTAGCGCGGTTATACTTAGCGCGTCCCTTCGCCGTCAAGCCCGCACCCTTAGAGACGGGCTGCTTCTCACCGCGACCGACTGACAGACTGACCGATTTGCGTGCCATTAGGCTCCCATCCAACTGCTTGTCACACCCGACCCGCGCTCGGTGACGATGCGTCTTGGCTTCTCTCGCGCCTCGCGGCTGGCGAGCGGGTAGGCGAAGGTGACGGCGAGTGCGTCGGCGGCGTCTGGTGACGCTTGCCCGCGTGCCTTCATCTCCTTCTTCCCTTCCAAGAACAGCGTACCTGACGAGTTAGGCTTGACGTGTGGGCCACAGAGGTCAGACTTGAGAAGCCGATCGCTTGGGATGCTCGCCGAGCGTAGCCATTCCCGCATGTCGCCCCACATCTCTGCCCGCTTGTTGCCCCACATCACCGGGTTCTTCGCCTTCCAGCCAAAGTTTACCCCACGCACCTTATACCGCTGCTCTTTAAGGCGGTCAAGTATGCCGTAGCCAAGTCCGCCCTCGTCGATGACGGTGAGCGCAGGATTAAACTCCTCGATCGCGTCGATGACGCGTCCCACCGTTGTCATCGTGTCATCGCCCCGGTAGCGCCGGATAGCGATCACGTCGCGTCCTTGCCTTACGACGATGACTGTCGAGTCTGCTCCACTTCGCGCTGGATCGACTCCGACAACGCGTGGCGCGCTCTCGTCCTTGTACCGAGGCCTTGCCATAGCCTCCTCCACAACTCGCGGAGCAATGAACTGGTCGTCTCCGTCTGAAGGAAACTCCCCGTAGACCTCAACCTTTGCCTGGCTACTATCTGCTCCATACTCAGCGATGATTTGCTCGTAGACGGCTTTGTCGGTGTCTTCGACTTGCCGCGCGTCGATGCTTTGCGTGGTCCAGAACTCTCTTTTCGCGTTGAAGCACTCATAGAAATACCCCTCGTTGCGTCGCGGGTTGCTGAAGGCCATCCAGAAGCGATGCGGCGTGTTCTCCGTAAAGAAGCCCGCCGTCACCGACCAGATGCTGTCTGGGATACCGCTGGCCTCATCGAAGATGACCATCACACCGTCGTGGTTGTGCACGCCCGCGTACGCGTCGGGGTTTTCCTCCGACCACAGCCGGCCCTCGACCGACCAGTACCGCGTGCCTTTCTTCAAGTCTCTCTCAACGATCTCCGCGAGCCACTTGGCCGGCATCACGCGTGTGGCTGACACCTCGAACCAATGCGAGTTGATCAGCAGCGCGAGCCACTTAGTCACCTCGGCCCATGTGACCGAGCGTAGCTGCGCCTCGCTGTTAGCCGACACAATGGTCGTCGAGCCGATGCGCGTTGATAGCATCCACAGTATTAGCCAACTGACGAGCGCCGACTTACCGATGCCGCGTCCCGAGGCGGTGGCCATGCGCAAGACCTCATAACTGGTCGCCGTTTTGTTTTTGGCGATGTGCGCGGCGATGTCCCGCAGCACCTTGCGCTGCCACCGCCTCGGGCCGTCAAAGTGCTCCAGAGGCGTACCCTTTTGCTTCCAAGGGAAGGCGAACAGCACGAACGCCTCGGGGTCGTCCTTGACGGACGGCGCCCAGAGCCGCGACATGATCTGCTGCTCGTCGTCGGCGCTATAGATCGGCGTTTGCATTAATAGGTTCCGTGGTGGCGTACGCGAGGGCCGTGGGCTCGGCGTGGGTCAGTGCAGCCGGCGCAGCCGACAATACTCGGCCATTGATGACGCGAGACTCCGCCTCTTGCAGTGCCGCGATGACACTAATCTGTTGCGTGACATCGACCTGGACTTGCTGTTTCGCCACCCAGCCGTGCACATGCTGTAGGAGCGAGAGCGCAGCCTTGCTATCGCCATTGCGAGCCGCCTCACGCAACTGACCTGCCGCCTCAGCCTCAGCGTCGGCACGGCCTTTGGCCTCGGCCATCTCGGCGAGCGGGTCCATTTGACATAAGCGGCGGTATTCGGTGGGCAGCATGCCCGCTGCGAGCGCAAGGCTATCACCTTTGAGCCCGAGCGCCGCCGCGTCATAAATTGCTTGAAGCCGCGATTCGGTCGCCTTGATCTCGCGGGGCTCAAACGGGAGCGATTTGAACATGGCGCAACCGTAGCGTGAACGGAAATAAAAGACAAGCGATGTGCAGGGTTGTCCTGCCGGGAGGCCGCGATCCACAACAACCGTGTGACCTGTGTGCCGGGGCGGAGTGCCTTAGATGGTGGGCCATGGCCCTTCAGCTACCTCCCGGTCGCTACGTGCGCATCACGTCAGACATCGCCACGCAAGAATAGCATAAGGCTTTGGCTTACGGGCTGATGGGAAAAAAATAAAAAATTTTTTGTAACCCCTGCGATACAGGTACATGCCATCGCGCGGGCCGGCCCACCCCCTCAGTTGCAAATGATTCCCGTTTGCATCCAGTCGCGGCGTGGTCAGCCGTGGGCAGTGTGGGCTATGCCCACCTAACCTTGCCGGTACTCAGCACGTAGCGTGGCGGCTCGTTGTCCGTTTGCACATAGAGCATGCGACGCGCGGGCCATTGGCCCACATGTACGCGTGACGACTGACGGGCTAACAGGCGGAGCATGCGGGCTTGCGCCGGTGTAATCCGTTCGAGCTCTAACAAATTATCGACAGCCGCTATCACCTGGTCGGGCTCCGAAATCATCAGCGGTTCGAACCTGGCCAACGTGTCGGACGGGGGCAACGTGGGCATTGTGGGCACTCCTTTAAAATGTGGGCAAAAAGATACTAGCACATGCCCATGCGGTTTGTGGGCAATGTGGGCATTGCCCACCAAGTCGGCGGAGCCTCTACAATTTTGCGCCCGTATATTTATCAGTGTTACGTTATAACATTACTATATTTTTCTAATTAATACAGAAAAGCATTACCCACATTACCCACAACGCCTGTTTACGCCTATTTTTCCAGATACTTAAGTGTGGGCAATTTGTCTCGATTCCATTACCCACCGAATGACCCACATTGCCCACACTTTGCCACTGTCCGCAGAATGGTCGTGTTCTGTTATTTGTAAGAAAATGCTTTACACACTTGCGGCGCTGTGATTTAATTGCTCCATCGACAACGCAACTGGAGCACATGACATGTCTACACAACACACTCCCGGCCCGTGGTTCACTGAGGCCACCTCAACCATCGGCCATCATTTTGTGATCGACTCTGATGGATTCACGATTTGTGACCCCTCGCCCATGGGTGAGGCCAACGCCCGATTGATTGCCGCCGCGCCTGACCTACTGGCCGCACTCATAGACGCCGAGTTCCTGCTGCGCAAGGCCGCACAGCTTGCCGGCCCCATGCAAGATAGTTTTGCACGTAGCGCCGCCGACGCGCGCGCCGCCATTGCGAGGGCTGCAAAATGACTCGTTATTCCCACGCCCTCGCCGCGATCGCCTTACCTTGTCTCATTCTGGCCCCGTTCGTTGCCGTCGATCTCCACATGCAAGTGTGGGCCGTCGGCGCAGGTACGGCGCTCGCCGCTGTCATCTTTCGCCTTGCGAATGACTGACAATCTACCGTAAACTAAAACCGTACAATCAACTAAACTGGAGTTCACTCACATGTACACACTCACCGTTTCACTCGCCACCCTACGCGCTGCCCGTACCCACGCCGCAACCAATGACGTGCGTTACTATTTGCAAGGCGTATATCTAGACACGGCCGCCGGCAAGGTCGTGGCTACCGACGGCCACCGTCTATTCGCCGCTAACGCTCGAGGCGTCAAGTCCAACTATCCGGCCGTGATCATTCCTAACGAGACGATCGACGCGGCGCTTAAGCAATTTACCGGCGAGTACGCTCGCGGCAAGTCACTCGGCGCCGTAGACGTGACCGTGACCGTAGACGAGTCGCACCTTGCCATCGGTACGCCCACGGGCTCAGTCACGGGCAAGGCGCTCGACGGCCGATTCCCCGAGTGGCGCCGCGTGGTGCCTAAGGCTGAAGACGTGGGCGATCAGGTGCCGGCTGTGCTTAACACTCAGTACCTCGCCGACGCATGTGAGGCGCTCTCGATCGCGCGCAACCTATCGAAAAAGGCGGCCGGCCAACACGCCATCCGTATCCATATGCGCGGCGAGTTCCCGACCGTGATCACGGACAATACGATCGGCGTGTTGGCGCTCGTTATGCCCATGCGCAACGACCTAAGCGCCGACGTGGCGCGCATGGCGTGCCGCATGGCGCACGATGACGCCCTCGCCTACAGCGCCGAGACGGCCGCCGGCGTGGCCGCTGAAGCTGCCTAACTCACTTAATTAAACTGGAGTACACGACCATGCAAGCAATCCGAACCAAGTATTACGGCGCAACCAATACGCGCGGCTCGCGTATCGTTGCCAAGTGTGACGCCGGCACATTCTCGATGCCCTATAACCATGCGTTAGGCATTTGGGAGAATCACGCCACGGCCGCCGCAATTCTGTTGGAGCGCCTGAGCTGGGGTAAGCCCTACGCCGGCGGCTGTTTCGGTAATGATTACTACTGGACGGCCGTGATTATCAACGAAGCGTGGAATGACACGCTCGCGCGCGATTACCGCGCGGCGGCGGCCCGTCACGTATCGGAGGCCGCCTAACATGGACAGCCAACGATACGTAGTCCTGACCTTGTGCGGCCACCATTACGAAAACGTCTGGGAGCTCGACGGCGAGCCGGAAGTATTCGAGAGCGCCGGCGAGGCTGAGGCCGCATTGGCCGAACACTTGCGCGAGTGCCAATGGGCAGTAGACGCCGGGCACCTTGACACCATGCCAACGCGCGATCAGTTCCACGTCGCGCCTTACGTTTGACTGACTGACCTATAAACCAAAGGAGACGACACAATGAAGACGATGACACTCGCGGCGATCGCCGCACTGACACTCACCACGGCCGCACACGCCGACACGTTCGCTACTGCGGCCGTTAAAGGTGAGCCCAAGGGCAAGACGATTCTCACGACCGACGCATGCACACTGGCGCTCGACCCTGTGGCGCTAGGCACCACAGCCGGCAACCTTGCCGGCATGCGCCGCGCGTTCTACTACACGGACGCTGGCGCGACTGAGGAGGGCTGCTGGAGGCACGACGCCGGTACCGTCCTGCTAGCGTGGCCAGCGTCTAAGCTGCTGCGCCGTTGGCCCATTGCTAACTTCAAGCTCGCCGAGCGCAAGTCCGACGCGTGGGAGGTGCTGCGATGAGCGGCAAGCGTTGGGTCATTCAGTACACCATCGGCGGCCCTGAGTATGAGGGCCGCTATCTAACACTCGACCGTGACGCTGAGGGCGCGTACACGGGCACGTCGCGGCCGGTCGAGCGTGTCGAGGACGCGCTACGCATGACGCAGAGTCAAGCGGATGCGATCGTGGCGCTGGCCTTGGGCTGCAAGGCGATCGAGCTACCCGAGGGCGTAGCATGAGCCGTTGGTTCGCGTGGCTGAGAGGCGCGCTGCGACGGCTCGACGCCGCACGGCGTGACGAGTGGCGCCGCGTGCCGCCGCCCAATTGGGCATGCAGTCGGCGGCGTTGGGGTGGTGACTACTGGTGAGGACCATAACTATGGACATACGCATGACGTTCGATGAGTGGGACGCGTTCCAACGTGACATGGGCCGGCCGGCTGATCCATTTGAGAGTAAGCCGCCTATAGACCCCGAGACCATGTACCGAGCGCCCGAGAGCCGCTTGGAGCGCACATGTAGGCTGACCAAAGAGGAGCTCGATGCGGTAATGGCTGAGTTCAACGCGTGGCCCTATGGGAGCGACAGTACGCACGCCGAGGCTGACAGTACGCCAAATGCGATCAACCCAGACCATTACAAGGTCGGCGGTATTGAGACGATCGACTACATGCGCGCTAAGAGTACGCCCGAGGAGTTCGAGGGCTACTTGCGCCTATCGGCGCTCAAGTACCTGAGCCGCGTCGGCCATAAGCACGGCGACCACGACGCCGCACGCGCTGAGGAGTATAGAAAAGCTCTGTGGTTCATTGATCGCCTGGTGCGAGAGGTGGAGCGATGAGCGACAACCTAACGCGCGATGACTACGGCCGCGTGGTCAAGCTCTACACCGAGGCCGTATATAAGCTCCTGCACTACGAGGCGGCGCTACACACCATTGCTAACATGAGCCGCGATCAGTGCGAGGACGCGCACGCGATCGCTCGGCGCGCGCTGCAACGGGTAGACCGTGGCGCGGACAACACTCACTGAGTGGTGGGTTCGGCGCATGTGGCGCTGGATCGACGTGGCGCGCAAGGACGTGCGCCAAGGCAAGGGGCGGCGCTACAAGGCGCCGACCGCCTTGCAGCATGTGACCGCTCGATACAATCAACTAAAGGCCAATAAACGTGACGTACTTACTCTTGACTATCGGCGCCGCCATCCTCGTTGACTGGCTACTTGACGACTGACAATGCAGGCGCCTTGTCTTCGGCCATGTGCCGGAGCTCCGACTTGGTGAGGCTCGCAAACTGCGGATGGCAGAACACATGCTTACGTGTCGGCCACTCGCGCGAGTGCAAGCGCCCACAATCGACCCACTCAGCCTCGCGTAGCGCGTGCATGAGCGCCGGCGGTACGACCTTAACGCCCGTGGGCGCAAGGCCTTGCAGCCGATCACAAATGGCATAGAACGGCGAGGCGATCACGCCCTTGGCAAAGTCACCCTGCCGCGTGCGGATCATTTCCACCAAGAACGACTCAGCCGTACTCATGGCCGACTCGATCATAATCATCTTAGCCTCAGTCATCGGCGGCGCGGCGCCGGGGTTGAACGCCGACACGTCACGGGCATCGAGCCACGCGGCGACCGACTCAAACCCACCGGACTTGTACCACGCCCAGATGTGCTCGGCGTCCTCGGGGCGCATGCGCTCGGCCTCAGACCACACGACGAACCAGCGGCGATCGTCTCGCGGTAGGCTGATGGCCGCGCGCTCGTTTGAGAACGACAGTACGAACACTCGATTGAGCGCGTCGTACGGGTGCATGCCCTTACGGTTGACTGACAGTAGTTCAGGCGGCGCGGCGATCACGGGCTTCAAACTATTCTCAAGCGCCCGTCGGTCTTTGGCCTCGGCTTGTCTAAGCTCGTTGATTACGATTACTTCAGACTCCAGCGCGTAGCCCCACTGCGAATTTAATTCCTCGTTTTTGACGATGGCGACGTTGACGTGCGTATTGCCACCGATCGACCACAGGAACGGCGCCCAGAGCGTGTCCTTGCCACTGCCAGGGCGACCGGCGTGCAGGACAGCATGGTTGATCTTCTTTTCGGGGTGCTGGCGCTTGTAGGCCATCACGTTAAGCACATGCTCGCGCTCGATGGGGTCGGGGATCATGCGCTCGGCGTGCTGTAGCCAAATGGATACGTCGCCCTCGGCGGCGGTCGGGCGCGCGTCGCGCCAGCGGTTGCCGTAGACAAGGCCGTTGCGTGAGACAAGGATCGACTCGCCGGCGGCGAACGTGACGCCAACCAACGAGTGAGCGCCCATCGCCTGACGGTTCTCGTCAAAGCAGATGGAGGCTTCAATGTTACGGTTCGAGCGGATGCTGCGGCACGGGATGTGACGGAACAACGCATTAAACGTCTGCCGGCTGATCTCGCGGCGGTCGATCATGTCGAAATAGCTGTCATCGTCTTGGATGTAGGCGAAACGCTCGTACCATTGCGATCGCTCAACGCGCCCGAGCTCGCGGCGCTCGACCTCCTCGATTACCTTGGCGGCTTCGTCTGGGAACTCAGTTGTGGGCGTAATTTTACTCAACGCGGCCTCCATTTTCTTTGCGAGCAGGTCATCGCGCAGACCGTAGCCCGTCTTGGGGCCGCCCTCGGCCTCGACCCATCGCAAAAACTTCTCGCTGTTCCAGTCACCACAGTGACCGTGGAAGCAGGTGTAACTACGGGATACGGGATTGTACCGTCCGCCGGGGTCGCCCGTCGTGTGCGCCGCATGGTTAGGACACACTACGCCGTACCAGCCCTCGCCGTTGGCCTTATCGAGCAGCAGCCCGCGCTCGCGGACCCACTCTAGCACCGTGTCAAGGCCAT